TGATCCCCGGCCGCACTCGGGTTATCCACCCGTCCTCCGCGGGCGCCCAGGTAGCTCAGTTGGTAGAGCATGCGACTGAAAATCGCAGTGTCGCTGGTTCGATTCCGGCCCTGGGCACCATCCATTCTAAAACCTCTTCTGATACAAGGGGTTGGCTCGCGGTTTCGTCCCACTCTGGCGTTCCCGCGCTAGAGTGGGACACTTCCACCGCCCCCGGCATGGCCGGCAGACGATTGAATGCTGTAGCAGCCAGGCCGGCTTGTTCCGCCTGACGCGTATATCGTTCCACTTCCTTCAGCGTCCGATGACCTAGCACTGCCTTGAGCTCGTGCGCCGTGGCGCCCAGCTCGGCCAAGCGCACCGCGGCCGCCTTCCGCAAGCCGTGCGGCGTGCAATGCTCCAACCCGGCCGCCCTTGACCACGCGCGAAAGCGATTGCCGAACGTGTCAGGCGTGAAAGCCCGGCCGTGCTCATTGGTCAGGAACGTCAGGCCCTGGTTCGGCGTCGCCCCGATAATGCGTGCCAGCTCGGGCACGATCGGCAGCACCAGGCGCACGGGATTGCGGCGCTGGTTCTTCACCTGGACAAAATGCAGCTGCCCGGCTCGGACGTGCTGCTTGCCGAACAGCACCACGTCGCTGCGGCGCTGCCCGGTGAATAGCAGCAGCGCGAGCGACAGCCGAGCCATTGTGCCGACCGGCCAGCGTTCCTCGAACTGGCGCACCTCCTCAATGCTCCAGGTGTGGAACCCGTCGCCGCCGGTTTGTATGTAGGGCACCAGCATCGCAAGATTGACCGGCACCAAGTTGATCGAGGCGGCGTGCTTATAGACGGCTCGCATCGCCTTCAGCAGCGCGTTGGCAGCTTCGGGCTTATCCGCCTTGGCATCCCGCCAGCGGATCATGTGGCGGGCCTCCAGCGCCTTGAATGGCTTGTGCCCATGGTCGTCGCAGAGATGTCCCAGGATCAGCCTGCGGACGTGCTGCGTGCGCTTATCCAGCGTCTTGAAGGCAGCGGACCCATAGTAGGCGATACAGGCCGCTAGGACGCTTTCAGGTAGCACCACGCCCATAGCTGGCTTCGCGATTGCCTTGGCGGGCTTGGCTTCGATCGCCCGGCGGTATTCGGCATCGAAGGCGTCGCTGCCCAACGCCTCCACCAGGCGCACCTTTGGATACCCCGGCCGCCGCAGGTAGTAGCGATCGTTGCCGTGCCTGTCCGTGTCTTTGACGACGAACTTGTAGCGGCGGGGTGTAGTAATCATTCGTCGAACGGGTTCGGGGCGTTGTGGCCGGCGGCGGCGGCCCAGCGATCCTCGGCCCAAGCCTCTAGCGAGGCGCGATGCCAGGCGTGAAGGCTAGGTGTGATCGCGACCGGCGACGGCACCCGGCCGGCCTTGGCCTCGACGTCGAGGGTGCTAGGCGACATGCCAAGGTAAGCCGCCGCCAGCTCACGCCGCAGCATGAGCGGCCAGCCAGGAAGGGAGCCGCCATCCTTCAAGCTGCGCCTCCATCCTGGTGAGTGCCCGGTGCTGGCACGCCATTGCCAGTCTTGCCCGGCGAGGGTGCCAAGTGCGGCATTCCAGGTGCGTCCGCCGGCCAGTTTGGCGCCTGCCCCGTGCCCAGCGTGTCGCCATCGTCGTGCGCCGGCAGACCTAGAGTCCGACGGGCATCGTTCGGTGTCATAATGCGGGACTGGACGGACGCTGCCAGCGCGGCAGTCATGTTGCTGTAATTGCCCCGCAGCAACCCGCCCATATCGAGTTGCAGGTGGTAGCCGAGCGGCAGGATAGAGTGATCAAACTCGGCTTCGATGGCGGACACGATCGGCGCCAGCGCCAGCTGGGCGAAGGCTGCGAGAAACGGATCCAGGCTTGAAGGAGGATGGTCACCCATCTGCAGCATCGGTTCGGGGATGCAGAACATTCGCGCCACCTCGGCCACACTGAATTGCCGGGTGGACAGAAACTCGGCGTCCACGCTGTTCATGCTCATTTGGTGGTACTTAAACCCACCCTCCAGCAGCATCACCTTGCCAGCGTTGCCGCTGCCGACGAACTCGCGAAGCCTGGCTCTGAATACCTCCCGCTGCTCTTCCTTCAGCACGCCCTTGTCGGCGGTCTCGATGAACCCGGAAGCACGAAGCCCATTGCGCCAGTTGTTCTCCGCGAGGGAAGCCAGCTCCAGGCCTTCCCGGATAACGCCAGCCGCCCGGGTCAAGACGCTGCGCCCGACGATACCCACGTCAGACCGTGCCCGAACGTGCATCACGTCGCTGTCCAGCAGCCGGCGAGGCAGCCCTAGCAGCTGCGTTTCAGTCGTGTCGTGCACCAGGTCATAGACGACGCGAGGGCCGGCCACGCCGTTGACCACGTTTGGGTTGAGCCAGGGCCAGGGCACCGGCACCAGGCCCGTCACAGCGCCCCGTCCGTCTGTCTGCAGCGCATTGACTGCGTTACCCTGCAGCAGCAGCTGCGAGACCGTCATCACCATCAGCGCGGGCCAGGACTGGCGCGGGTTCGGCCGGGTCAGCAGACTCCAGGCCGATGCCGTAGGCGGCGCTGCAATCGGTCCATCCGGGCTGTCCATTGTCAGGCTAGCCGGCAGCGAAGCAATCGAGCTCGCGATCAACTCCACGGCGCCCAGCACGGCGGACAGGTTCTCGGCTAGGTGGGGGGTGACAGCGCGCCGTCCCCCTACTACTGCCATGTTACCCAACGCATCCCAGCCTGGCCCGAATGACGTGCTGCGCTGTTCTGTCCGTAGGGTCGGCTCGACCCTCTCCCCACGGTGGGGAGAGGTCATCAGGCGTGATAGCAGGCCCATCACAACGTCTCCAAAAAGCGGCGCCGGGCCAGTGCGTCGGGAGCACGGTCAGCACGGCTACGGGCTGTCACCGTCGTTTGCGAGTAGGCCGGAAATGCCTGCACGATGCTGATCTCCACCAGGTCCACCGCCCGGAGCTCTCGCTTGTCACGGCTGGGCCAGGCTTCATCCTTGACCCGAAAACCAAAGCTGCAGCCGCCCAGATCGCCGCGGCGGGCCAGGGCCAGCACGTCATTGCCCAGTTGGGTATCGGGAACGTCCAGACTGAACGCCAGGCCCTTCGCATCCTCCTGCAGCCGCAGGGTGCCCGAGCTGGTGCGGGCCAGCAGGCGGCCGGGATCGTGGTCGACCAGGGCCAGCACGTCGCGGCCGGGTGTCAGAAGCGATGCGCGGAAAGCGCCGGTCCGGATCGTCTCGGTGAAGCTGCCGATGGCGGCCGGGCTATCGAACACCGCGGCGTGCCCCTCGAGCTTCCGGCCGGAAGCGCGCAACTCTGCAGCTGCGCGTAACTCCAGGCCATCCGGGAACCGGACCGGCGCCATCAGGCGGCGATGTCCGTGATAGCCGCGAAGCTCTCAGGGTGCCGAACCGCGAGGTCTACGGTCATCATCGCCCGGATGCTGACGTTGCCCTTGCTGTAGGCGGTGGACTCGTAAGGATTGACCAAAATGTCGAGCTCGCTCCAGACCCCGATCAGCAGGTCGGACCAGTTGCCGTAAATCAGCGGCGAGAGGTTGGTGCCGGTGCCCTTGGTGCCCGTCGCCGCGACGGTGTTGGTGAAGGTGGTAGTGCCACCCTGGAAGATGACCGGAAGGCCCAGCGGGTTGCCGGCCGTGTCCTTCAACTTCGCCACCTGGCGCCGGACCTTGGTGTTGGTCAAAAAGCCCATCGAGCCGCCGTCCGCGTTGGCGTCGTCTACCTGGCCCACCAGGTCGGCCACCGCGTCATAGGTGAGCGTGCCGCCGTTCGTGCCGATCGCGACCTTGCCAATGCCGGGGGTATTCAGCACACCGAGAGGCTGGTTGTTCGTCCCGGTCCCGGCGATCGCTGCCACGTCCAGCAGCTCGGCCAGGGTCTTGCTCATATCGTCCCGGCAAAGCTGCTCTACGTCGGGGCTCGCCTGCATGATCATATTGCGCGACCACTCGGTGATGACCCCGGCGTGCTTCGGCGTGAGGGTCACGCCATCGAATTGCGGGTCAGAGACAGAAAGCGGGCTGTTCTCGGCCACCCACCCGGCGACCACGCTGGCCTTGCGGCGCGGGATCAGCACGTTGCCAGTCAGGCCACTCAGGACCGTAGCGCCCAGGGAGCGAACCCGGCTGGCGTTCCGAAGGCGGTCGATGAACAAGTCCGGCCGGTAATCGGTCGGGATCAGGTTGCCGCCTGGCCCAGCAGCCGGGAGCGCCGTGGTAACGACCCGCTGCTCCATCGGCTGGTTCATGCTCCAGAACAGGCCCTGCGCCTTCCGGCCGCTGCGGCGCTCCAGTTCCTGCGAGACTTCCCGCGCCCGGCCTGCCGCGGCGTCTGTTCCGCCCATTTGCGCCCGCACCGCATCCAGCAGGCCCACACCTTCCATATGGCAGTCAAGGTTGCGGTCGCCGGTGCCCAGCGGGTTGCCAGCGGCGCGGCGGTCCAGATCATCGATTGCCGTCTGGCGACCGATCTTGTCGTCAATGCCGGCCAGTTCGCTCTTAAGCGAATCCCAACGTCCGCGCTGCTCGGCGGACAAGTCGCCGTCACTGGCAGGCTTGTCGTTGATGCCGCGCATCTCGGCCGCAATGGTGGTGCGGCGCTCCATCAGTTCACGAAGGTTCATAGGTATGTTGCTCCATCTAGGGGAAATGCCGCCATCACAGCGGGCAAGCGTGGCGCCCGGGAGGTTCTGAGGTCCTGCACGCCTCCCGGGCGCCTTGCGTCACCGCCGGCCGGCTTAAGGCCGTTCCCTCGCGCGCAGGACATGGACGCCTCGCCTTCGGGCGTCATCGCGACGCGCGTTTGGGCTGCCAGGCGCCGCATCTGATTAGGTCACGTCGCGCAGAGCGGTGATCGCCGGCACGAAGATGGCGTCGAGGTCGAATGCGATGTGCAGGCGCGGCGTGCCGTGGTCGATCGGCTCGCTCAGCACATCATCGTTCGGCGTGATGCGGGTGCGGGAGTCGTCCGCCCCTGGCTTCCCGTAGTAGCGAACGTGCAGGTGAGTGACCCGACGGGAGGCGTGCAGGGTAGTGAGCCAGTTGCTTGCCCAACGGCGCAGCTGCTCGCTGGGCAGCTCCGGGAGGTTCATTGCCGCTGCGTTGCACTGCCCCATAAGGGCCAGGGTCAGTACGTCCAGCAGCGAGAAGAAGCGGGTGCGCCCCTTGCCGGCGTCGGGGTGATCGAACGCAGCGAAGTAGCCACGCTCGCCCCAGGTGCTGACCGTCGTGGCCTTGATCCCCACAGCCGGCGACACATCCTTCGATGCGAACGGTCCGGACGGTAACTCAAGGTTCAGGGTCATGTCGGGCCTCACATTCAAACTCAGTGAGGTTTATCATAATGCGGCGTGCCCTGTCAAACTCATTGAGGCTTAAGGCGCGCCATTGTGACGCGCCTTCCGTCCCAAAGCCTAAGTGGCGTCCCGCCTCCGGTGAGGCGCGGTCTTCCGGGCTACCTGGTCAGCCAGCAACTGCTGCAGCATGTCGAGGATCTTAGCTTCCTGCTTTGGGTCAGGCACCACCTGGCCCAACAGCATCGGCTCCACCACCTTGATTGTAAGAACAAACTGCAGGTCGCTACACATATACTGGACGACGACATCGCCCGGCTTTGCAGCGTTGCTTAGGTGTACGGTAACAGCCTTTGTCCCACGCGCGATGACATAGTGTCCGGACTTGATCCGCCCCGGACCATGCAGGGGAAGGTGGTCCATCGGCTGCACCTGCGCCGCCTCTGACCATAGATAGAGGTTACCGTCTGTCCCCAGGCCCAACAGGTCCATGGTGACGGGCGAGAGGGTGGGTCGCTTGCCCCGGCGCCGTGAGACAGGGGCTTTCATGCTGCACCATTGGAGATGAAGGCCTCGAAGGCGCTGAGAACGAAGTCCTCGTGCCGCGATCCGTGCAGGTCCTCCAGCATCAGAACTAGCGCAACTTTGAGCTTGGCATTGCGCCCCAGCTGGGTGGTCGGCGTCATACCCTCCAGGCGATCGCTGATCTCCCAGCGGCGGTCCAAATGGATCTCCCATTCGTCGGTGTCGTCTGGTGCGGAAAGGGTGGCAGCGTGTGCTTTGTGGAACTCGGCGCAGAGGCGGATCAGGCCGGCGTCGGGGTCAGGCACTGCGGACACGCCCAGGACTGGGATGCAGGCCAGGGCCGTGATGGCGCCGAATATAGATCTTCTGCTGGGCGCGCCCGGTGCTGCAGGCGTGAGTGTGCTATTGGCAGTTTTAGCCATGGCCTCGTTCTCCGTAAACGAAGGGTTGTGGTCAGGCCGGGCAGGATGCTGATACATCTTGCCCGGCTGCACACATTCACACACAATGCCGGAACGCCTGCAAGGCAAATTGTGTGGAATTGTGTGAATGGTCAAAACCTCGGCGCTGTCGTTCAGGATTCCCGACACAATGAAGGCCGCTCTGGAGCAGGAAGCCGCCGCCGACGATCGCAGCGTGTCCAGCCTGGTCGAGCGGGTGCTACGGACTTGGCTGGAGCAGCGCGGATATCAGGTGGGGCGTTAGCATTGGCGTTAACCTTCGCACCTACCCCTGGCACCGTCGTAATATGCGATTACAGATCAGGCTTTAGCCCACCAGAAATGGTCAAGAGGCGTCCAGCTATCGTCATAAGCCCGCAGATCCAAGGACGCCCAGGACTATGCACCGTGGTACCCATAAGCACGGACATACCTAGGATAAGAATGTCGTACCACCTCGAATTACCTAATCTGAGCCTACCAGAGCCCTTTCACGAGGGTCCGAACTGGGTAAAAGCCGATATGGTATTCGCAGCATCTTTCAATAGATGCGACCTACTCAAGGCTGGTCGTAGCATTACTGGTAAAAGAATGTACGATATAGTGTGTATATCCAAGGATGATTTAAAGGCTGTAAGAGCAGCCGTTCTTTGCTCATTAGGCCTCGCCTCCTTGACAAAACACTTATCGTAAACAATGTTATTGACTGTCAGCCGCTCTACCCTCCGGGTATCGGCATTTAAGACCCTACCAAGGGCGGCCGCGCACCGAGCAATGACAAGCTCCCGCGCGGTCTGAGAGGGCCCCGTCTTCGGACGGGGCCCTTTGTCATTTTCCATCATCAATGAAGAGCAGCCTTACACTGCTACTTGCTTATCGGAGACATCCGTCTTGTGACCGCGCTGCCTCCATGACAGTCTTTCGGGTCGCATTTTCCAAAGTTCACATGGTCGCCAGGATGTTGAACTAAGCATGCAGCTTTTCCAACATCCCCACTAAATGGACTTGAGCAGCTCGTGCACTTGGGCAATTCGTTGCCCCTCGGTGGGCCGATGACGCAGTAGTCAGTTCGTGCTTGAGCAAGATTTGAAATTACTACAAAGAGAAAAACGATTACAGGTGTGATGCACCATTTCATTACACCATACTCCTATGCATTTTCTAACATTTCCATTGATTACGGTGTCGTTCAAGCAAAATGCTGCATCGCGTCCGTCCAGACCAAACTTCTTTTGCCTCGGAACAGCAGCTGGTAAGCTGATAATACCTAAGTGGCAGCCTGGGCGGTCCATCAGCGGAAGTAAGATGTATTCTTACTGGCTCTGGAACCTTTTGATTAAAAATCAAAATCAGAGATAGAATCTCCGCGTGCGCCAACGGCGGTGACGACGCCCAGTCGAGGGAGGAGGCTAACCCTCCCTCTCCAACCGGTCCAAAAATTCAATCTGCGCCTGCAGAAGTTGCGGACCCAAACGGTCTCAAACCCCTTCCATCATCCTGCATGACCCTCCCCCATTGAGGCCAGCACCTCGGCCCCGATCGCATCCCGCAGCTCCGGCGGCAGGATCACGCTCGGCACGCTGCAGCCGTGCTTGGGATGCCTGAATGTCGGCGCCTGGACCGTGAGCCCGGCCGGCGTGCGAAGCACCTGCACACCCTGCAGCACCAGCTCGACGCCCTCGAGCTCCACCCGCACGATTGCCAGCCCAACAAGACGGCCGGCGCCACGAACAGGCTCGACGCCCAACACCTCGAAGGATGCCGATGCGGTGTCGGTCACGCCGCCCGCCCGAATTGGCGAGCGAGGCGGCGCAGCTCGGCCACGATCTCTGCCTTGTCCATGTGATACCGCTCCGGGTCGCGGTGCGAGGGTGACAGACGCCCAACAGCGCCAGCTAGGGCGAGAAGGCGTTCTGCTTCACAGGGTCGCAGGGTCGCATTGGGGCGCACTTCTCTATGCGCGCCATGGAGCGCAACTGTTTCCCTATGTGGAATAATATCCGCTGTATGGAAGTCTAAGGAATCTGCGACCCTGTGCGACCCTGCGACCCTCACTGCCGCAGCTCCCGTTCATACCAGCGGACGCCGTTTGATTTGGCACCTCGCTTCCAGCCCACGCGCTCCAGCGCCGCTCCGATGCGCCGCTGATCGGCAGTCCCCAGCTTGGGCTTGTCGAAGCCCAGCCCGTGCACGGCAACCTGTAGGATCGTCACCCGATCCTGGCTTGCCACATAGTCGGCGACAGCCTGCTCCCAAGCATCCGCTTCGTATCGGGCTTCCTGCTCGGGCTTGATGAACTCCTGTTCGAACTGGCTGTCAGGCCACCACTTCTCCCCAGCCTTGAACGCGGCCACCGCTTCCGCAAACAGCTGATCCCGGTCGTGCGCCAGCGTGTCGGTGTCGATAGTGCCGACCTTGACTGGCCAGAACCGCCGCCCGCCGGTTTCGTCGCGCAGATAGGCTTCCTTGTTCGTGGTGCCGATGAACACGCACTGGCGAGGCTCAATCACCTCAGAGCGGCCGAAGCTGGGCCGATAGCGTTCCGTGGTACGGGTGATGAACGCCTTGAGCGCCGCCGCCTCAGCCTTGTCCAGCGCGGACATCTCGGCCACCTCGATCAGCCACTTGCCGTTCAGATGCTGGGCCACGTCCTTTCCGCCGCCCCGAAGGTCCGGCAGACTGTCAGAGAACCAAGCCCCGGCCAGGATGGCGCAGGCGGTGGACTTGCGCGCACCCTGCAAGCCCTCCAGCACCAGCATGTAATCGGCCTTGCACCCCGGCTTGAACACGCGGGCCACCATGCTGATCGGGAACATGCGCCCAATGCGCGCTGTATAAGGCGTGTGCACGGCGCCCAAGTAGTAGGACAGCCAGATATCCAGGCGCTTCTTACCGTCCCAGCGTAGGCCGGCCAGATAGTCGACAACCGGATGATAGGCCCGTTCGCTGGCCCGCTTCTGCACCGCCTGGTGTGTGGCGTCCTTGGTCAAACTGGACAGCCCGGCCCGCTGTAGCCACTCCTGCACCGCAGTGACGTCCGTGTCGCGGATTGGCCGTAACCCGGCATAGGGCGTCACAGACTTCGGCACCGGACGCTCCAACATATCGGCGCGCAGCATGTCGTCTCGGCTCACGATCCCAGCCAGCTCGCTAGCACTCCTCAGAGCGTGCAGGGCATTCGCCAGATTAGATTGCGGCTGGCCTTTGTCGTTAACCTGCCATCCCTCTTTCCAAGCATCCTCGCCGGCCTTGTCCCAGATACGCCGCAGCTCGCGGTTGCCGTCCGCCTTACCCTTTTCGGCGGTCCAGTCTGCAACCTCGGGGTCCAGGCTCATTGCCTCAATCATCTGCTCAAAGGTACTGCCGTCACGCCGAAGCTGGGCGCCGACGCGGAGGGCGATAGCGGAACGGGACTTGTCGCTAGGCGGCTTACGACCGGCACGCATTGGCACGCGTTCCTGGGAGGCAATCGCGGCGTCGGCCTCCTCGTCGTCACCATCAGCACCGGCCAGCGCCGGACCCGCTTCCTGCAACAGCCACAGCATCGTGGCGGCGGGCACCTCGGCCAGCCCCACCGGTGCATCATCCAGGCGCTGACCGGTAACAGCAAAATAGCGCCCGGCCGTATAGATCTCGATTGCGGGCGGATGGTCGCTGCCCGGCTGCTTGAACGCCTTCCCTCCGCCTGGACTTAGCAGCGCCGCCACCTGGGCGAGAGTGCGCGCTGTGATCAGGAAGAACAGCTTGCAGCCCGTCCCGGAAGGCGAAACTTCGGCGTAGGTGCCGAACCGCTCGATCACCTCCCGCGCCCACCAGGTGAAGGTGCCGGCATCATCCCGGCAGGTATCAAGGTCAATCCCCGACAGGATCAATCCCGCGTCCTCACCGTCCAGACCTCCCAGCTCCAGCCCGATCCCACCCCCCAGGGGCATCGCCAAGGCGCAAGCCTTAACTTCAGCCTGTCGCCGCAGACCCCAGGTAGCCGGGTCATCGGCCTTTGCCCGGCTGCCGCGGGTGGGGCTGTACGGCACCTTCGTGATCTTGCCCTTACGCTCCTCCGCTCGCCACGCCACCCAACGGAGGCGAGAGGCAAGGCTATCGAGGGTCAAAGCCTCGTTGTGGGTTGCCCTAGGTGGGACACTGCCATTCTGAAACCCAATGAAATCAGGGGTTCTCTCGGCGTCCCACTTGCTGCTATCATGCTCAATCACTTGGTTTTCCGGGCTCCGGCCCTGGGCACCATCCTCCCCGATACGCCGCGCCATCTCCCACCCTGTTCGCGGGGTGCGGCGCGTGAACCCCTGGAACTCCGTTGAGCTACGTCGTCAAGGAGCTGTTCGCGACTCTACAGGGTGAGGGCGGGCAAAGCGGCCGCGTCGCCGTGTTCTGCCGCTTCGCCGGCTGCAACCTGTGGTCCGGCCGCGAGGCCGACCGCGCCGCCGCCGTCTGCCGATTCTGCGACACCGAGTTCGTCGGCGGCACCCGCCATGCCGACGCCGAATCGCTGGCCGACGCCATCGCCGCCACCTGGCCCGGCGGCGGCCGACGCTTCGTCGTCTTCACCGGGGGCGAGCCCATGCTGCAGCTCGACGCCCCGCTGCTCCGCGCCGTCGCCGCCCGCGGCTTCCAGACGGCGATCGAGACCAACGGCACCCTGCCGCTGGCCCCCGGCCTCGACTGGGTCTGCGTCAGCCCCAAGGCCGGCGCGCCGCTGGCGGTCACCGCCGGGTCGGAGCTGAAGGTGGTGTTCCCGCAGCCCGCTCTCGACCTCGAAGCCCTTGCCACGCTTGACTTCACCCACCACTGGCTGTCGCCGATGGACGGCCCCGACCAGGCCGCCAACGCCGCGGCCGCCTTCGACTACTGCATGACGCATCCCGCCTGGCGGCTGAACATCCAGGCGCACAAGATCTGGGGCATTCGATGATCACCATCTGGGCGGAAACCACCGTCAGCGCGGCACACACCTTCAACGGCCACATGCTGCACGGCCACACCTACCTGGTGCGCGTCTACGTCTATCCGCCGGCCGACGCCGAGCGCCTGCACGCCGACCTGCTCGACACCCGCAAGGCCGTCGACCACACCTGCCTGAACGACGTGCTGCCGGACCCCACCATGGAGGCGCTG